TCCATCTCCGTCTCTATCGACAAGGACCAAGGCTCTGTCACGATCGAAAACAATGGACCCCTTGGTGGTATCGGTGTCCGAATGCATGAGAAGGAGGGTCTATGGAACCCTGAACTCACCTTCGGTCACCTCCTCACGAGTACCAACTATGATGACAACCAAAAGCGTGTCGTTGGTGGCCGAAACGGCTATGGTGCCAAGTTGACTAACATTTACTCCTCGGAGTTCTCTGTGATCATCAAGGACCACGAAGTGAAGCAGACCTACACACAGGGGTGGTCCAACAACATGACAACCTGTCACCAACCCAAGATCAAGAAGCACTCGGGTGCCACGTCATCTGTGTCCATCACCTTTACCCCAGATTGGAAGAGGTTTGGAATGTCCAAGATGGACGATTCAATCTACCAAATTTTCCAAAAGAGGGTTTGGGATGCAAACATCTGCACGACCCCTAACTGTAAGGTCAAGTTCAATGGAGATGTTCTCCCAAAGACATCCTTCGAAGCCTACGCAAAGATGCACGAGGGTGTTGAGAATGTGTGCTCCGTCGTATCTGACAGGTGGTCCGTGTGTATCGGTCCAGCTGAGAATGGTATGGAACAGGTATCCTTCGTCAATGGTATCTGCACGACTAAGGGTGGTAACCATGTAGACCACGTGGCATCCCTAGTGGCCAGTGGAATTATCGAAGACATGGCGAAGAAGATCAAATTGAAGCCCCAGCAAGTGAAGAACACGTTCAACATCTTCGTCAAGGCGACCCTCGAGAACCCAACGTTCTCGAGTCAGGTCAAGTCTGAATGCACCTCAAAGTCCCAAGACTTTGGCTCGAAGTTTGATCCCCCGAAGAACTTCATCAAGAATGCCCTAAAGACTGGGATTCAAGATGAACTCCTGGCACTCTCGAAGTTTAAGGAGATGAAGGAGCTCAAAAAGTCTGACGGTGCCCGGAAGTCCAAGATCACGGGGATCCCCAAGCTGGATGACGCGAATAAGGCTGGCACTGCGCAGTCTGGGAAGTGTACACTCATCGTGACAGAGGGTGATTCAGCGAAGACCTTGGCGGTCGCAGGTCTCTCGGTGGTTGGGAGGGATCACTACGGTGTCTTCCCCCTCCGTGGGAAGTGTAAGAATGTGAGGGATGTCTCAGTGGCTCAACTCTCATCGAACCAGGAGTTCAACGATCTCAAGAAGATTTTGGGTCTCCAACAGGGTAAGGACTACAAAGATGTCTCCGAACTCCGCTACGGGAGGCTCATGATCATGACGGATGCAGATAATGACGGGTCCCACATCAAGGGTCTCATCCTAAACATGATCCACTACTTCTGGCCGAGTCTCCTCAAGTTGGGATTTGTCGTCTCTATGGTGACCCCAATCATCAAGGCTACGAAGGGTTCGGAGTCTATGTCCTTTTATACTGACTCGGCTTTCCGAACCTGGTATGGATCTGGAAAGGCTGGGTGGAAAATCAAGTACTACAAGGGTTTGGGTACCTCAACATCCGCGGAAGCGAGGGACTACTTCAAGAAGATTCAGGATCTCACAGTCAAGTTTGATATGGATGTGATGACTGACACGTCGATCGTTCTCGCATTTGACAAGAAGATGGCCGATTCACGGAAGACCTGGCTCCTTGACAGTACAGCCAAAGAGGCTTCGGAACTTGAGGTTCCCTATGGGAATGTGAAGCAACTTGACATCACAGACTTTGTTCACAAGGATCTAGTGAACTTCAGTCTCGCAGACCTGAAGCGATCAATCGCCCACGTAGCTGATGGTCTCAAACCCTCACAGCGGAAGGTTATGTATTCCTGTTTTCAGAAGAACCTCAAGGATGAGATGAAGGTGGCACAATTGGCAGCCTATGTGGCTGAAAAGAGTGCTTACCACCACGGTGAAGTCTCCCTCGCAGATACAATCGTCAAGTTGGCGAATGATTACACAGGGTCCAATAACATCAACCTCCTTGAACCATGTGGTCAGTTTGGAACTAGACTGATGGGTGGGAAGGATGCATCTCAAACGAGATATATCTTCACCAAGTTGACCAAGGAGGCCCGAAAGCTCTTCGATCCTAAAGACGATGCAATTCTCAACTACCTCGACGACGATGGACGCCCCATCGAACCAGACTTTTACATGCCCACCTTACCCATGGTTCTGGTGAATGGTACAGAGGGCATCGGTACAGGTTTCAGTTGTTACGTACCTCCCTTCAATCCCGAAGATATCAAGGAGAACATCAAGAGAACTTTGGAGGGTGAAGACCTAATCGAAATGAAACCATGGTTTAGGGGTTTCAAGGGACGGGTCTACAAGGATGACACCGGTCTATGGATCACAGAGGGTATCTACAGGGACACTGGTTCCAGACTCAAAGTCACAGAGCTCCCACCTGGGAGGTGGACCCAGGACTATAAGGAGTACCTGGACACACTCGTGGAAAAGAAGATGATCAACAGCTACACGAACAACAGTACCACGGAGGATGTGGATTTTGAGATTTTTGGCTACACCGGGAAGGACTTGGTCAAGGACCTCAAGATGAAGAAGACATTCCACACATCGAACATGCACCTCTTCCACCCAACTCGGGGCATCCACAAGTATGCGAATGCTGAAGAGATTCTCCGGGACTTTGTGGAACTCCGATTGGAACACTACAAGAAGCGAAAGGCACATCTTGTAGATGTGTTACAGAAGAGGGCTGTGATGTGTGGTCACCGCGCCAAGTTTGTCTCCATGGTCATAGAGGGGGACCTGGTGGTCTTCAAAAAAAAGAAGAAGGACTTGGAGGCTGAGATGTCCCAGACTTTCCCGAAAATTGAGGGAAATTACGACTATCTCCTCAACATCAAGACGGTGCAGTACACCGAGGAATCTGTAATGTCCCTCCTAAAAGAGGTGAAAGAGGCGGATGAAGAGTTGGAACGTATAATGAAAATGAGTCACCTCACAATGTGGAAAATGGATATTAAAAATATATAAATAATAGTAAGCATGGGTGAAGCCGCTAAGATTTCCCTAAAAGCTATTGGAAAGCAGGATACATACCTACTTTCCAAAGACCCAGAAGACTCCTTCTTTAATTATACAAAACCAACACAACATTCAGAGTTTCGGAAGTATCACAGAGTTCGGAACGTCTTGAACTCTGGACAAATCAGTAACTGGCCATTCGGACAAACTATTAAAGTTCAGTTTAATCCAACCAATATGGGAGACCTCTTGAGTAACATGTGGTTGAGTGTGACCATGCCCGGTATCACAGATGGAAACTACGCGGACCAATTGGGTAGACATTTACTCAAAAGTGTCACAATGTTTGTGGATGACATCGAGGTTGAAAAGATTCACGATGATTGGGGAATCATATATGATGAGTTGTACTTAGAGATGTCTGAAAAGGTAGCCAATAGATTTCTTGTAAACAGAGGTTTAGGATATGATGATTCTACACAAAATGCCACAATCGCTCGTTCCAAGTCGGATTTAGTTGTACCCCTTCACTTTTTCTTTTCGAGGAAATATGCCAGTGATGAATATTCCTCAAATAAACCAAATCGCCCATACTTCCCCGTGTGTGCCGTATACCGTCAAAAGATCGAGTTCGTATTAGAATTCCATGAACAAACATTCTTCACAGAAACAACAGACACATTGGAATTAAGTTCGTTCAATTTGGTAACCGAAGAAATTACGGTGAGTGCGGAAGAAAGAAAGTATTTATCAAGTGAAAAGCAAATACTGGTGACTGATCTTGTGGTGAAGCACCCCACGGCGGTGAGTGAGCTCAACACAAACATCATCAAGAATAATCTAGTTCCAAATATTCCTGTAAAATGTATTCACTGGTTTTTGAGAAACACCGAGTTTGAAGATGAAAATATTTCAGTGGGTAACCCTGAAGACGCGGAAACCTACTACAGTCAGAATCGTTTTAATTTTTCCTCAAATGTAAACTTTGATGAAATTGGAACATTCTTTTATCCCATCATGGACAGAGCAAGTTTTTTCATCAATGGTAACAAATTGCCAAACATTACAGACACTACACATAATTACTACAAGTACCTGATACCAAGTAGAAATAGATTAGCAAGACCTTTCAGAAATATTTATACATACAGTTTTTCGATGAATCCGATTAATGTGGAGCCATCGGGAAACTTGGATTTTAGTCAAATACAATCAGATAAAACAAATATAGAGGTCACACTAAATACATCACCAGGTTCTCTAGTGAATATAGCTACAAAAACCTACTCTCTACATATGTATTATACTGGATATCAGACATTCACCTTTGAGAAGGGTTTTATGTCTAACGCTTGACGATTGTCACTGATGTAGTCAATGATGTTGTTCTTGATACACCATTTGATGAAATTTAACTGTGCCAAAGTTGTTTGAATTTCATGAGATGTCCCTGGAACGGTGTACCCAAACTTTTGGGATCTGCAAAATGGATCGAATAATTTTTTACTGTATCCATCTAGACTGGATTTATATGCGCAATGGACGGTGAAGAACTTCCCATCCTTGGTTGTGTAGGAGGTGTTATTTTTTTTCGAATAGTTTGTGATAAACCACTCCAAATTTCTGAGTGATATACCACTCGTCTTATCGAGAATGTTTAAAAGTTTAGTTTTATTCTTTTCGTCGGTGTAAAATGTGTTTATAGATGATAGTAGAATATCAGATTTGCTCATTATTTAATATAGAATTCAAATCTATAAGTTCGTTTGGGGATTGACACCCTGGACACCCTTTGACGAACATTTTCTCAGGTCCATGTGTATGTATGTTTGAACTTGGTAACAATCGTTGTTTAATTCGTTCTCCTTGGTGTGCATGATGTCCACAATATCCATTATTGGCCCCCTTTCTCGTACACCTCTGCCCATTGGACTTTATACCCCTGCAAAGAGATATAGAACTTGTTGTGGGTACGTCTCTCAAAAGTAATTCCATGGGAATGCCATGTTTTTTAGAAATTATTGTGACGTAATCATTCATTATCAAATTCAATCTTTGATTCAAATCTTCATCAATAAGTTCAATTAATCTATCTTGTATATTCATCCTATATATTAGATTGCGTGTAGTTTTTAAATATGTCTTCAAGACTTTCCTCCCTCTTTAACCTAGCCTCCTTCAATCGCCCCCTCAAGTCCACAAGTTTACCAGTCTCATCGAGACCCAATCTTTTACACTCCTCAATGAGTTGGTCCTTCTTCATTGTACTCAATGCAGGTTCCCTCTTTTTCTTCGGGGGTTTGTGTTGGTCAATGATTTCACCGAAAATTTCCTGTTTAGTATTTTCGAACAAGGGGTCTAGAAGATCGCACACTGGATTCAAAAATTTATTTTCGAAATAGTAATGATAATCTACTGGTACGTTATTCTCCTCCACAAACTTGGGATCCTCGGACTTTTCAAATGCCTTGGCCTTCCGATCACCTGTATTAGTGAGAAGGTAGGGAACGCGGTCACCCGATTGGGGCTCTGAACCAGGTTTACGTTCTCGCATTTTTACAACCACTTGGACATGAGCCTGATTAATCCCCACACTTTCATCACTGTTTATGGAGACCGATTTTCCATTGACTTTATAGGAATCCGAAAGACCTTGGCTGAGTATAAGTTTTTCATTTGGAACATCACCAGATAGAAGTTCTATGGCCCTTTCTCGAGCCAACTCCGTTGGTGGACCGGGGTCGCTCGATGTGAGGACTACGTCCAACAACTCCTTGCACACCTCGCGGACATGGGGTGTGTTGTCGCGGCGGACAACCTGGAGACCCTTGATGTCAATATAGTCCATATGCATCTGGTCATCCTTCCCCTTGGTCCACAACTTGGCGGCGTATCGCTTTTTAGAATACAAAAAATAAGGCCAGTACACCTTCTCAAGCTCCAAGTTGTTCGGCTTTTTGAAGAGGGCACTACACTCCTCTGCAGCGCGCTCCCCAACCTCCCAACTATATTCAACAGCCTCCACACCCTTCCGGTCACCAACATCGAACTCCACCATGACCGAATCCGTGTCCCCATACCTCACCTTTGCACCGGGAAAATTCTTCTCGACGTAGGTTTTCGTCTCTTCAATCATCATTCGACCCTTAAACGTCGTCGTAGATGCAATCGGTACACATGGAAGAATACCCTTCCCAGCCCCTGTGAAACCGTACACAGAGTTCATCGAAACCTTATAGGCCAATTGTTTACCATTGTATACTTCCTTCATGTAACCCGTCGCGGTAGCCATATCCTTCTTGGCCTTTTTACGGAACTGTTTGAGTTCTAAAAGAATACTCGGTAAAAGACTTGGTACACCTTGAGCAAATTTATAGGTCTTTTCACCGACATTGAATGTTTCATAGGTAACCCCAGGAATGTTCCCATACTCCTTTTCATTCATAACCCAAGATGAATAACACAGATTGTGTGCCATCATGATAGATGGGTACAGAGCTTCAAAGTCTAGGGCTGTGATAGGTGTATAATATGCACCTTTTTGTGCCTCGAGGACTGTAGCACCCTCGTAAGGATCAGATGTTACAGTACCATAGCGGATGGTTGGGACCATGAAACCAAGCTCCCGTGCCTTTTTCGTCAGTTGACTAAACACCTTAATCTGTTGACCCCTCTCAACCAGGAAACACATTGGAACCCAGGTAGCTTTGGCCATCTCCAGAAGGTTTAGGAGAATACACATCTTCTTCATCAACTTGTGGGGCAGCAGGGTATCTTTGATACAATACTCGGCAACTTCACCCAATTTTACGGGGTCACCTTCCCGGTAACGAGCAAACATCTCCTTTGGGGGCATGTCAATCTTTTGGTCCCCGATGTACAATTTTGAAACATTATTGAGACTGTAGGAATCCAACTTGTAACCCTTCTTGACCTCGTGGAACATATCGAATATAAAACGCCCAGACATTGGGAGAAGTTTCAAGAGATTGTCACCAAGTGCACTCGAACTCAATTTCTTGATCAAAAGTTCACATTCCTGGGACTTCAGTTTTCCCATTTTGAAAAACTCCGAGTCACACCCAACCACAAAGGCCCTCTTGTAAATAAACTCAAGATCAAATCCAAATATATTCCAACCCGTGAAAATGTCAATGTCCTTTTCGTGGATATATTTTTGGAATGCTTCAAGCATCTCCTTTTCTGTATCAAAACTAATAGTATCAGGACCATCAGTTTTTTTGTAACATAAGCACACCCGTTCGTAGGGTTCATCGCTACCAAACGTACACAGTGATACTGCAATTTGAAAACACGCATCATCTGTAACATCGGCATCCGGGAACTTACCAGTAGAACTATTACACTCGATATCAAATGACGCCACGACAAATGGTGCGATGTCATCCCTCGCCACTGGTTTAAGTGTAGTCCAATCATTACAGAACAAATCAATATTAACACGGGCTAAATGAGAACGAATACAATTATCACCAGTCTCTAACCACCCAGTAGATTGAATTCCAGTTCTATGCATCAACCGGAGGACGGGATCCAAGTTAGACTCGAAGACTTTAGCTTTAAAAAATCCAGACGAGAGCTCGAGCGGTCGCTTTAGAAACGAATCCACCCGACGTCTCATTTGAAGATTTACAAAGTCCACCTTCATAAACATAAACTCCTCATTGTTTTGGAATCCCCAAACATCCTTCGACTTCATCATAGAATAACAGAGTACACATTCAGGACACTTCCGATCGATCGTACTATAAATCTCTTGAATCTTCTGCTTTGAGGTTGTCAAGTCAAGTTTGATGAAAAAGTATGGAGTAAATGATGTAGTTACACATACAGATTTACCATCCTCAGTTTTACCAAAAATACTTACCAAATGCTCATTACCAGAATCC